TCAATCCGGCAATTTTAAAGCCATACCGGCATAAAGACCGCTTTCAAGTGTCATTCCATTGTACTCTGCCAGTTCCGCTGCTCTGTTTCCGTCACCCAAAAAGTCATTGGCAATCTGCCAGAAACTTCCACCCGGCTGAACAGCAACTGTTCTTTCCCCTTCATGGTTTTCCAGTTCACGTTCTGCCGGCTGTGAATCTGCCGGAACAACATCAGAAAGATATACTCTTGCATATACGTCATTGCCGTACATTAACACAACTGTGCCGTCTGACACATCTGCCGCTGTGTATATTCTATCATAAATTTTTAATGGCACACCATTAATGTCAACATTTCCTGTGAATCTTACCTGCATGCCCTCGTTTATCACATTGTCGTTTGCGGTATCATCAATAGAGCCAATAACCTCTATATCTGACTCTCTTACTACAGCAAATACAACGCCGTCATGTGTCAGTCGCATAGTCTCACCGTCATAACCATCAACGTCATAACCGTCTTCATTGTGCCAAGCCGTGATATATGTGCCATAAACATCTGTCTCGCCTGTAAATCTTACCTTAACACCGTTGTATTTATTTGTGTCAATGTTGTTATCAGGTGTTTCGTTGTCAGGTATATCATCATCTGTCTGCTCTGGAGCAACTTCAAAGTTATAAGCCTTATAAGCAAAATTCTGATCCACAGCCTGACCTGCAACATGCACGTCTCTGATAAAGTTATCAGAGCCACCGCCATACTGCCAAATATCAATATCCACACCAATCTCTGGCTTCTCTGCTGTATATGATGCACACCATACGTCATTGCCGGCTTCCTTAATTGCTCTAATATCCATCAAATTAATCATCGGGCTTGCTGAAGCATATACGCCCGCATCATAGCTGGCTTCTTTTATGACTTCACAGAATGTATTAATAATTTCTGTAAGGTTATTGGCATCAAGTGCCTCTCCCTCGACATCTGCAAATACCGGAAGCTGTAAATCCATCCCCTCAACAAGTCCAAGACAATGACGTGCCTGCTCTGCCGCTTCATCTGTATTTGCAGCATCTAAAAGATAATAAACACCTCTTGCAATGCCAAGTCTCGCACATTCAGCGTAGTTTCTCCTGTACGTAGAATCATAGTACATGCCGATATTCTTATCGTCTGCTCCGCCGCATCTGAAGATTGCAAATTCAATCCCCTCTTTTTTTGCCTGTTCAAAATCATACATCCCCTGCCATCTTGATATATCAACTCCAAATTTCATACTATTTGTCCTCTTTTCTTAATATTTTATTAAAGGCTGTGACATCTGATGCCACAGCCTTTTGATTAATTTTGCTTTATCTGCTTATAAACCTGATTTACGCCTGTAGATGCAAGCCCCGACCATATTCCTATAGATATTGATGTAATGACATCTTTTGCCGGGAACTCCGGCATTATGTACATTGCCGGAATTGCAATGATGCCGCCAACTGTTCCGACAATTACCGGAATCAGTTTATCAGGAATCTTATTCCATGCCTTGCAGCCCATACCTGCCAAATAGCAGATTACAACAATAGGTAAAACAGTTACATAGTTAGTTAAATCCATTTTAATCACCATTAACCTTTCTTTTCTAAATTTTCCAAATCTTCAATTCTGTGATTTGCAACCTTGATTTTTTCTTCCTGAAGAGCGGTCAGTTCTTCAAGTTTAAATGTGCGTTCGATTACATTATTATGTTTATCAACTCGCTTTGTAAGCTCTGATAGCTTATAATCAATCAGCGTTATTGTCTTGTTGTGCATTACATAGTTATTTACCAGGCAAACAACTAACGTGACAACAGCTGTTATTATTGCCTCTGTCATAAATGTTCTCCTAACATTAATATGCTGTCATTATTGCCAATGTGTTGCACCGGTGCAACTTTAAAATTTTTGTATTAAAAAAAGACGCTTTCGCGTCTATGAGGAATCATTATACATATTTACACCTGTCTTTCTTACTTTTCTAATGCTTTAAGCCTGTTATTAAGACTCTGCACCGTTGCAATTAAATCTGCTATAAGCTCATCATATCTCAGACCGTACCTTGCCGTTAAAAGCTGCGTCTGCTCACCTGTCAAATCATCTACTGCTATCGCATTATAGTTTTTATCATCGACCGCTTTATCTATAAACACGCCCCAGTCACCTTTCATTGACTCTTTGACCTCCTGGGCTATAAGGCCGTGGTGCAACCTGTTTGATGTGCCATTTTTAAATCTAAACTCTGACGGAATCAGGCTATAAATGAATTGTGCTGAATTCTCAATATCAAGGGCTTTAATATCTTTCTTGATGTTTCTATCTGAGTCACTTGAAATGTTCCCGTAAATAGTTCCATTTACACTCCAATTATACTGAACTGCTCCAGTACCCCACAGCGAAAGTTCACAGTTTGTGAGATACTTTCCCGACTCGCCACCAGAATTAAATATGCGGACGCTTTTTGTGTCGCTGCCCCCGTTATAGCACCAAAATCTTGCGATTTTTTCAGTTCCTTTTTTGCCGACAGAAAAATTTGAATTAACTGTAAGGCTATAATCATCAGAATATGTTTGCAACTCATTGTGAAATACAGTAGGAACCATCATGTGTACTTTGTTGTCGGCGTTTCTATCAATCGCTACGGCTACATAAGGTTTTCTATTTTCATCCATGTAATCAAGGTGAAGCTCATCATTAAAATCCGAGCAAATGACCAAGGATTGCCTCTTATTTTGAGAGCCACTATTTCCACTGTCAATATATGTTGAATAAATACTTCCAACGAGATTATCTTTGTCAGTCCACGAGTAAAGTTTAATCGTGCTTTCGTTTATTTCGATACCTTTACCGCCAACTGAATGATTCTTTGTAGATAAATATCCGTCATTTATTCTTACATATCCTCTGGCGTCTACAATGAAGTTTCCATAATATTTGCCATCTTCTTTTTTCTCCTGAACCGAAAAAGCCCAATCTTCAGCTCCGGTTACTGTCTGTATATACACACGATATTTGTCATAATCTGAATAAAGCGAATGTTTGTCAATCTTCCAACCACCAATCGTTCCTCCGGTAAATTCAACTCTTCCATCTGCCGCTATCTTTGCGTTTGTGCTGTCCAGCACAAATCTGTTTGATTTGAGTGTGATAACATCAGCACTTGCATTAATCTCACTTATCAGCTTGTCTTTATCAACTTTAAGTTCTAAGCTGGCTTTTGTGGCATAATTAGAGCTTACTGTAGTTAATACAGAATTTGCAGATTGAGTTATAGCAGAATTCATTTGTGTTGTTGTACTGTATGCTGTAAATTTTTCATCAACGTCCTCTGGTGCTGGCGTCCAATCCGTTGCTTTGTTTCCAAGTTCAAGTTTTGGCGATTTGAAATACGTATAATCTCCGCTTGCTGTTGGCTTTAATCCAAGTGAGACTTGAATTTTAGAATCTGCTCCTGCCGGAATTTCTAATTTTATTGCAAATCTTCCAGCAACATTCTTTTGCAAAAGCGTATAAGCAGTTCCTTTTTTGTAATATCTAACATTAATAAATCCTGGCTGTGTTCCGTTTTTGCTATATCCAGATAACATATAAGTTGTTCCAGCTTCAACCGTAACCATCTGTTGGCAACTCCACCATCCAGCATTTTGAGTTGTTGATATTTTAAAACTTCCGTCAATCTTATCTTTAGCAACTGTAACGCCCGATTCTGTCGTCCACTTCGTTAAATCTGCAGTATTTAATAAAAGATTTCTTCCACCAATTTGCAAATCACTGAATTCTTTTTTGCTTGTGTACGTTTCGCTTACGCTTGTTTTAAAGCCGCTTAAATCTGCGGTCAAAGCTGTAACATTCGCCTGTAAAGCTGTAACTGTGCTTCCGTCTGCTTTTTTGCTTATCTTTGTTGTATTGCTGTTTACGGTTGCAGCAAGACTTGTTAAAGATTGATTTAAAGACGTGTACTGATCGCTTATCGTCGTAACTTTTGTATCTACTGCGGAAATTGAGCTATCTGTGTCTTCGGGAGCTGGCGTCCAAGGAGATGCAAATTCTCCTTCTTCAAATTTGTAATCCGCAATGTATAACTCCGTTCCTGCCGTCGCATTTGATACAAAAAATTCTGTTAATTTGCTGAATACATAGTTTACGACAACTGTAGTTTTTATCTCAAATTTCTGCCATTCTGTGGAAACATTCACGGTGCTTTTATTAAATCCCGGACTGCTGTTTCCCCATGTGACAGATATTGCTTTATTCGCTTTTAACAAGCAAGATTGTGTATATACCTTTTTTTGTAAATTCTTTTTGCTTTTTAGGCTTGCGGGAATATCAATGTATGCTCCCTGTGAGCCAGCTTTTATATATGTTATCTTTCGAGCTTTTCCAGAAAGTGTGGCATTATCAGCAACAATTTCATCTTTATGAGCTGTCGTTGTGCTCTGATACCATCCTAAATACAAATTTCCTCTTGTATAACCTGTATTTTGGAAAAGATTCCTCCCACCGATTTGGAGATTATTCACAGTTGTATTTATGTCCTGTTGCCAAACCTTGCTTGAAATCGCTCCTTGCACAGCAGTAAGCTGTGTTCCTTGCGTTGTTACAGACTTCTGTAACTCCGTAACATTTGTAGTCATGTTTTTAAACGCAACATCAAGCGTCTGTTTGTTCACATCCACATAAATCTTACTGCTTTTCACTGTATGGCTTCCGTCTTCGTTAATAACCGTAAAGAGACTTTCTATATCCAGCTTACTTGCCGCGATATTTGCATTTTCTTTTATCATGTCGTTACGGATTATCTCACGTTTTACACCGTTTTCGGTAAGTCCTAAGGCATCAAACATCAGATTGCCGGATTTATCCCACACGTACATGTTATAATCAGAATTAGCATCTTTACCAATTTGAACTCTTGTAATTTTTTTATCATCTTTTATCTGTATCGTATTGTCAGTTATATCAAGATTTCCGCTTTCGCTTAGGATTTCAACAAGGTTTGTATAAATCTTCCCGCTTGTGATTTTATCTGCGGCTATACTTTCTATCATTGCAGATTTTATCTGTGCATCACCGATATTTGCTACAATGCTGTTGCTAAACTCCGTTGTAAGACTTCCACCGGATGCAGAACCGAACATTATTGTATTTACCTTTTCAACTCCAACCGTTAAGTCTTCAATCTTTGATACGACTGATTCAAAGTCTTTTGCATAAAAATCTTCAAACTTTCCTTCTACACCGTCAAGCTTCTCGATTGTTGCGTATTTTATATCAGCTTCATTTGTCTGCAAATAATTATTTTTTATGCTTAATATATCAGCCTCTATTGAAATTACCTTCTCAGATGTAACTGTATTCGCTTTTACCCATTCAGCATCTACTTTTTTAGCAACAAGTTCTTTTGTTGCAATAAGTTCCGAATACATTCTCTCAACTGCTTTTGACGTAGGACCTTTGAAGTCTGTGCTTGTCTCAACTTCTGTTTTTCCGAATGATTTTACAGTCATAGACATTCCGCCGTCATACTCATATACTATATTCATAACTGGCACACTATACTCAACGCCATTAACTGCTGCCGTTATAATATCCCATACATCTAGTCGTATATCCGCAGGTGCTTTTAATTCAACTTCTCTATATGTAAATCCTTTTATTTTATTATATACATCTTCAAGGCCTGAAGATGTCATAAATGGATTATCAAATGTTACACCGAGCGTTCCGCCTCCTGCTGTGTATGAATTTGAATTGTCTATATTTGCTGTTAAATAATCTAAATGATAATTGCTCTCTGTTTTTTCAAATGCCATGATTCGTGATAAATCAAGTTTGAAATCTGTTTGCTCATACCATTTTATAATTATAGTTCCTATTCTGTTCACACAAGCAAAGCCTCCGACAAGTGAAGCTATATAACCTATCATCTCGCGGCATGTATAACCTTCAGGTCTTTTTTCAATAACAACATCAATACCTGATGTATCTATCAGAACCCCGCACTGAACACTAATTTCATTCAATACATCTTTTGCTTTCGCAGGATATGATAAATCTGATATGTATATCCCTGTTGTTTTTATCATTCTGTCGTATGCTGTAAATGTCGTTGAATTTTCATCATTCGTAGGATGCTCTGCCGTAAATATTCCAACCGGAACATATTCATATGCACCACCTTGCAGTTTTAATCCGATTTCTACTGAAATCTCTGTATTTTCAAAAAGCTCGTCTATCTTTGCAACTGTAAGCTCTATTTTAGCCGAAACTGCCGAACCGAGTTGTAACGACTCTTCACTGCTTGAAGAATTCTCATACGTCATCTTTTTTAACCCGGTGCTATACCATTTGCCGTTAATCTTTAATCGTGCATTAAATGTTCTTGAAGGACTTCTTATTGTATTTATAAATTCTTCTGAAACTTCACTATACATACATTACTCCTGTATCATAAATTCAAGCGTCTCCATTTCTTTTAAAGAAATACTGTCATAGTCCCCACTGTCACATGTTTCGATCAATTCAAGCGACAATGGCATGAGTTCAATCTCAACCTCTGTATCATTAATCTCACCAATTTCTTTAATTGTATTTTCCTTGATTTCATCAGAATCAAACTGATAAGCCCCATCTTTTACAACCGGTCTTCCCTCATCATCTTTTAAACATCTGTCTTTTAAAATTTTTGCTCTTAATTCGTCTGCATTTTGTGCCTCTGACGCTAATGTTTTTATGTTTTTTGCAATCGCATAGCTTAATTTTACCGGAAAATGTTTATTTATCTCATGCAATTGACTTAATTTCTCGTATACCGTTTTAATTCTCATTGTCTGTTTCATTTTCTGATTCCTTTCCTATATTACTGCTGTATAATCTGAACACTTGCACTTCTGTAATAAAATATACCGTCGTCAAGTCTGCCTATCTGCTCTTTACTAAGTGTTCCCCTATAAGTTGGTATTGTTATGTCCTGCCCGTCATCATGGAATGTTATCGGGAAAAATCCGGCAATCAGCTTATTTTTTATTATCATAAGCTCTGATTCCTGCAATATTCCCCAATTAACAGACAAGGTCTTCTTCTCAGCAACAACATCTCCCAGCATTGTGCCGTCAAGTGTACGTCCTGTAGCGGAAGACCATAATATCTCATCATCCACTTTGAGGGAGACAGGAGCCGGAAGCTCCTGTCCATCACACTCAAGTATCAATTCATCACATCCTTATGTTATAATCTCACATTTCCCTGTTGCTTTTGTATGCTCGTTAATCTTATCTACCACATACTTTTTAAGGCTCTTCCCGTCAAGCTGTATATCAAGATCCAATGTTTCAAGAATCCTAAGTATCTGTTTAAGAATACTTATAGCCTCTGCCAAAAGTTCGGCACTTGAAGCCATATCTGCTGCCTTTTGTGCCATTTCAAGCAATTTATCCTCAGGTGCAACAACTTCACCCTGATGTTTGTTATCACCAATCATGGCAAGCTGTGGAGTGTTTGGCTTTACATAACCGCCCTGTGCGAGATACGGAACACTGCCAAAGCTAACTTCCGGCAGGTCCATTCCAAAATGTTCTCCACCTATAATTGGTACCCAGCTTGGTACATCAAAGCTAAGATTATTCACTTTACGTACTATCCAATTAATTCCACTTTCCACCCCGTCAAGCATGCCATTTATAAGCCCAATTACCATATTAATAGGTTCTTTAGCTATATCTCCAATCATTGAAAATATACCGCCAAAAGATGAAATTATACCGTTCCATGCTTCTGACCAATCTCCTGAAAACACTGAAGATATAAAGTGGGTTAATCCTTTAAATACTGTAATTATATCGTTTATAATATCTGCAATATGCCCAATTACAACTCCTACAATATTCCCTACAGAATTGAACACTGCTACGAATGCAGGTCCAAATATCTGCAACAAATAACCAACAACCGGCTCAATAAATTTGTTATAAATTATTAATGCACAATTAACAATTTCACCAACAAAGTCAAGGAAATTAGCTAAAAGTGGCTTTAAATGTTCTTCCCAGACCTCATCTATAATATCAAGAGCATTATCCCATACTGGTTTTATAGTAGTCTCCCATATCATTGAAATAACATCTGCTGTTGTCTTAACAGCATCCTTTATTCCATCAAATATAGGAACTCCCCACTTATCCCAGGCATCAGCTAATGTATCTACAAATCCTGTCCATATATTAGTCATGCTCTCTATCGCCGGACAAAATACATCTTTCCAGACTGTATCCCATCCATCTTTAAGCGTATTAAACAAGTCATCTATAAGCAAATTAGTCTGAGTAGCAAACTCCGTTATCATTGGCAATCCAGTTGTTATAAAATTCTGTAATACTGGATATGCTGCTTTATCCCATATATCAATGAATACAGTATTAAATGTATCAAATAGACCATTTATAATGTCACCATTTGTATCGACAACTGAAACAAGATAATCTGTAAAAGGTCCTTTAAAATAACTTAATAACGGCTCTCCAAGTCCCTGTATATCAGTAAATACCTTTGCAAGATTGTTCTTAGCTGTTAAGGCGTTATTAACTAATCCATCCCATATTCTTAAAAAAGAGGGTGAAAAGTTCTTTATTCCCCAATCTTTTAGCTTACCTAATGTCTTTTTTACATCATTAACAAAATCACTAATTGCTGATGAGGCACTTGATGTACTTTTGCTCACATCCGGTACAATGTCAACACTTCCAATTCCTGAAGATGTTCCCCCTGTACTGCCACTTGAATCAGAACTATCATCTGTTGGCTCTGTAAGCTTATTTATCTGGTCAAAGCCTGCAAGTGACCTCTCTATATCTTTAGCTGTCTTCTTGGCTGCACTTCCAATATCTCCCACATTGTCCGCCGCACTGGATGCATCATCTCCTATACCAGCTATATCCGAACTTATCGAACCCATAGAGGTTGATACGTCTGCTCCTGTAAGCATTTGCACAAAGTTTGCAAAACCATCGGCAACCTTCTGTAATCCTGCCAACAAGCTGTTAAAGCCTCGCAAGATAGGTGTAAACAATGCTATGAAGCCTTTGCCAAGACTTGCTTTTAACTGCTCAAATCTCAGTGATAATATCCTTGTCTGATTCGCCCAAGAATCCTGTGTCTTAGCAAAGTCTCCTGTGGCATTAGATAAAGCACTCGTAACATACTGAAAACGCAGCATTACTTTTTCCTGCTCTGTCATTTTGGCGGTAGTCTTACCAAAACCGTTATTAAGAGCATACTGGTCTAAGTTCGTCTGAGTCATGACAACACCTAAGTCCTTGAGTGTTTCCGTTTCTCCTGTCCAGATAGATTTCAGCTTTGTATATGCTTCATCCGTACTAAGATTGTAAAATGATGCAACATCACCAGTTAATCCAGTAACATTTTCAGCCATATCAAGTGCTGCTTGTCCGGTAATACCCATAGCATTACTCATCTGGCCAAACACACCCATGTACTTTTTGGCTGACAATTCCGACAATCCGAAGTTTGTCATGGCATTAGAAGCCCATTCATCTGCCGAACCCGCAAGATCCTTAAATGCCGTATCTACAACATTCTGTACTTCTGTTACATTAGAACCGACTTCTATGCAATCTTTTGTGAATTTAGCCAATGCTGCAATGCTTAAAGCCCCAGCTATCTTCTTTCCCATACCGGAGAATATGGATGTTGCTTGTTTAGATGCTTTATTAGAAGCACCTGTAAGCTGGTTAACTATCTGCGAACTGTCTATGCCAAGTTCCAGAGCTATCTGACCTACTACATCTGACATATTATCTCCTTTCTGGCACTAAAAAAGCTGCTCTCTACTTTGAGAAAGCAGCTTTAGCCCATTTTTGGAAATTATTCCAATATTCATTATACGCTTTTGGATTTTTCATTAACTTTTTATTTCTTCTTATAATCCAGTCATTACGAATCTTCTTTTGCTCTTTTGTAAAATTCTTAATAATTTTCGGGTCTTTTTCTGCCCGTATGCTCACAACTCTTCCCAGCGGAGTCTCTGGCATTATTCCTGATAACAAAGAGCAAAACTCGGACCATGACATATCATCATCTTTTCGCAAGCGTATGCCATATTGTGAAAGAAAACTTGATTCTACAAGTTCCCAATCATCGAACAAATCATAGTATGTTTCACCTTGAGGGTGTCTGCTCCTCTCCGTATGTTCCTGTAGCGACTCCCATTATTGTCTCATACAGCATCTTATATTCAGGAAGCGGTAAATCCATCTCTTCAATTTTAGCTGTTGCAGAAGCTCCTACAAGCATCTCAAGCCCCTTTGTCATAAATGCCATCTCATCTCCCTTTTTCTTCTCAAATTCCTGTGCCATTGCCTGAATATTAAGAATATTATTTTTTCTGTTATTTACAGTAACCATAAGCTCATCTGTAATGATAACCTTTGGTAACTGATTTGTAATCTTCATTGAAATATCTACTACCTGAAAATCTGTTTTATTTGCCATTATTTTTCATCTCCTTATTCTGGGCTATACTCAATATATGTTGGTTTTCCATCTGACTGTGCTTCCCACTCAAGTGCATCAATACTTGTAGAATCACCGCCAAGTGATGTTACATTGATGACTGCAGGAATAAGAAGCTGATCAAGATTCGGAAATATAATAGACACCCACGAGTTACAGTCCTGCCCTGTTTTGTAAGCAAGACCTGCCACATAGTCATTTCCCTCATCTCCATAGTTACGTTTACCACCCATTGACATTCCAAGCGATTTTCCTGTCATAAGACGTCTAACCCAGCCTGCCTGGTCCATTGGATTCCATTCTTCAATAGTTCCATCAACTGAAATGCTAAGACTTTCCGCATCTCTCACCACTTTAGTTTCTATCGTTTCCGGAGTATCTGATTTTTTTCTTCCCGTGATACAAATTCCAAACTGAATTGTATGTACTGGATTTACACCTTCAAGCGGAGTAGCACCCGCATTATATCCGGCTAATTTAGTATTCTGTGCCATACTTTTGCCTACCTTTCATAATAAATATCTAATTCTATTACACTCTCAAAGATACCTTTATCATCTGTCCCTACATCAACAGGCTCATCAACCAACATTTTAGTGAAGAGCACTTTAGTATCGTTGATTGTAATATGGTTCATATCCCTAAGCATATTGTAGAGCTGTTCTGCGGTCTTCTCTGTGTCTCTTACACTGGTATTCCAATGAACCAATATGCTTACAGACTTAACACGATAAGAGCTGTTATTTAAGCCGCCTACCGCCATCTGCACAGGTCTTTGCTTGTTATTATTGTAAACACCTATGCTCTTATTCTTTTTGTCGTCTAATTTTCCGCAATACACGTTAGTATTGTCTGCAATACCAAGACCTGCTATATAATCTCTTACATCACCTATTCCTAACATCATAACCCCGCATTCCTCTTATACAGCTTAGCAAAAGCATTCTTGGCAAAATTCTGTTTCTTACCGCCTTTAAGGTAATCATCAAGCCATCTGCCTTTAGCATTCGCATTTCCTTCATGTTTCTTGCCGCTTTCATCTGTCCACGGTGTCTGATGGAAGTTGTATTCCGGATGATAATATAATCTTCTTGCATAAGGCGTGCTTGATATAAGCTCCACCTTACCATTTGCAATATCCTGTGTATATACAAATGTGCTCTCATTCTGTAATGTACCTGTATCTCTAGGCATTACCTGCCTTTGAACAACATCTGTATGTATAGCTTCTGCCGTCTGTGTCAATGACACCTGTGCTGCTGCCGTAAGTCTTCTCACCACAGGCATATTAAGCTTTACTGTTGACTTAACATTCTTTGCCATTACATCACATCCAATCTTACATAATTAACTGTACCATCCGGATTACGGCACTTCGTACCCTTGTATATATGCCTTGTTACACCGAACACCTTTATATCACCTTTAGTAATAACAGGAAGCTCCGGTGCAATATCCCCCGGTATTAAGGCACAACCTTCAAGCTGTATAAGTACCTTTTCTGCTGTTAATACTGTCTTGCCGCTATCCTGATAGTTGCATAAACCATCCCATATAACAGGTTCAAGAGGTTCTCCATAAACGTTCCTGCCTTCCTGCGTTATCTCGAGGTGTATTTCTGTCTTACACATGCTCTTTAATACTAAACATGGATATTTCAAATGCTTACACCCCCAACAAAAGACTACAGAGTCCCGTCTGACAAAGCAACTGATATATGTCCCGCTTTATGGCAATTCCATTCTGTACAAGAACATTCCAGCTGCTGCCAAACTGCATAGATACTCCATTTACAGCATAGTTCTGCAAGACACAATTAATCATATCTTCATTCTCATACTCAAAATCGGCCATATCACAACACGCATCTATGATTATTGCCTGCTGGAACTCTGTCAGACCTTCAAAGCCTCTCGCAACTATACGATTGAAAGTAAGCGAGTCGATATGACGGCTCGCCTGCTTTAACCTTTTAATTATCTGCTCATCCGGAATAATGTTATGCTCACTCAAATATTGTTCTTTGCTTGCATATACCATAGGCTCACGCTTCCCTGGAAGCTTTAATCTTCTTTAAAATGCCTTCCTGTGTTGATGCCTGTCCTATGTCTATATTATTATCTTTTGCATATGCAATTAATTCCTCAACCGTCATAGTTGCTAAATCAACTGTTTCCGGCATTTTCGCCCTTAATGCATTAAGTTCATCAAGCACCTTCTTATATTTCTCATATGGAACTGTCTTACCTTTTCCATACGTTATAACCTTGCCTGCATCATCAACAATATCATAGCCATCATCAATATATCGTTTCTTTTCTGATTCTGATATTGCATATTCCTTATTTGCTTTTATTGCTCTCATGTTCTGCCTCCTTACTCTGAATCTACATTCATAGCACAGCCATCCGCTTTCTTTTCAAGCAGGAACAAATCACCATAGCAACGATTCTGATAGAGATAACCATCTGCTGTTCTTGAATCTGTTCCCGGTGTAAAAAGCTTGATATAGCTGTATTTATCACGGCATACGACACATGATGTATGAATAAGAATCAAGTTAATCTGCTTAGCTGAACCAGCCGGTTTACAGCCTTCTGTAAAATCATATACTGTCTTCATTCTTGCCGATGGTACAGATTTAAGAATTACATCATCAAGACTGTGAACCTTGCGATTAACAACATTGGAACTACCGCTGACATCAATTGTCCTCTGAATTCCATCTGCTTTTTTAGCAATCTTCATCATCTTAGGTGTAAGATAAAGAATTCTTCCCTCCTCAGGAACTCCAGCCTCATCCATAGCTTCCATAAGATCATCAAATACATCAAGAAAATTTGCTGCTGTAATAGCTGTTTTATTAATATTGCCCGCCTTATGTGTGTTAAGTTCTGAATACAGTTTTGAAAATCTGTAACAATCTTTTTCGGGGATGGCCTGCTCAGTCTCAAACGTATTCTGAATATTGGCAACCGATAATGTTAAATTGGTCTCATCAATATCCATTGGATCAATGAAGAATTCAACATCTCTATCATGTGATAACTTCTTTGGCTCCCAATCGTTTGATAATGTTCCGGCGTTGAATCCCGGTGTTCTTGTATGGTCCTTATAACCACTTACCGCCATTCTTGGCAACTTGATTGTCTGTGCATTAATAAATGTTACCTGTGGGTTAGACTTTGTTAAGTCATCCGAACACAACTCTTTGGCATACTTCTGCTGTAAAAGATTTGTAAATGTTTCTGCATATTCGTATACTGCCATTGTTTTTCCTCGCTTTCTTATAATCCGAAGGCTCTTTTAAGAGCATCTTCATTTGTCTGGTTACTATTGTTACCTCCCGGAGCTCCTAACTGAAATCCGCTATTGACTCCCTGTGTTGGTTTTAATGCCGGCACATCTTTAAGGACCTGCTCAAGTGCAGCCTTAATGCTGTCCTCTGATATTTTTCCATCATTACCGACAGCTTTACTAAAATCTGCCAGTTTAACAAGATATGGAATTGTTTTTGCATCTACACCAAGAGTTACCGCCGTCATTGTAGCTACAAGCTCTATCTGTGACTGCTTTGCTTCATTTTTTGCTGCCGCAACTTCGTTCTGAAGCTCTGTATTGGCGTTCTGCTGCTGTTCCGACTGCTGCTCTTTGCTCTTTTTGTATGCTGCGATTGCCTGATGAAGCTCGTTTTCAGATAATCCCTGCTGAACAAAGTAATCTTTAATTACAGCGTTTTCCTTTTTGGCAGTTGCAGTATCTATCATCTCCTGCAATTTGTTATAATCAACTCCGGCCGACTGCTGATTATTGTCATTGTGCTGATTGCTCTGCTCACTGCCGCCTTCTCCGCTATCTGCGAAGAACTGAAGATTTAAAGGTAATCTCATCTCCGTAATATCTCCTTTCTTCCGTTTACCGCCCGTCGGCATTTTCCTAAAGTTTAGTGTCATTAAGTTTTGGACATATAAAAAGGACACCCATTACTGAGTGTCCCTGATATTGATATTAAATTGTCGGTTTCATATTGTCTAATACTTCTTTTAGCCTTTTTACTATATTGTTCTGCTTTGTATATAACATATATATAGCTGCTGATGACTCTCCTGCTTCTATAAGTGAGTCACCTTCTGCAAAAGCTGTCTGTATAAAGCCTAATGTTGCCGTTGTCTGTTCCAGTTTATAAAGTGCATCTTCAAAATCCATTCTAGCTGACATACTACAACACCTCCATATTCATCTGTGCATTACTGTTCTGTATCTGCTCTTTGAGAACCACAGGCAACTGATAGCTCTCTATTATGGATATTGCTATATCGCACTGTCTACGCTTGATTGACTTGTAGGAAGTGACCTGAAACTGTCTTTTAAGCTCTCTGTATATATCAGTGTATACCTTACCGCTCAAAGACTTATCGTGATAAGCATTACTATCTTTACCGCCTAAGGCACGAGTTCCAACCTTACGAACTGCCGTTGTAATTCTGTCACATTCTATATTCATAAGTGGCATATCCTGCTTAAAGTCTTCAAGTTCCTGCTTAACTTCGTCAATCTTGTCATTGACTTCAAGGATTGCCTGACTCTGCAACTGGAGTTGTTCAAGGGCTGTGCGTGGCTTGCTGTTGTTTATATGTTCTTCCATATCGTGAAAACGATTGATGTATCTTGCTGTAAATTCTGTTCCCTTTGCACCCGTAAGCTTGTGTGCTATGAATTCACAGCCTTTCTTTGTAACATTGTAGCAAGGCATTAGCTTATTCTGGCTGTTCTTATATGTACTCTCTGTAAAGAAATCGGACTGGGGAATTTTCCCCTCACCTAATTGTTCTGAATATCTACGAATATCTTTTAATAATTCATTATGCTGCTTACCAACCATTCCTGCTACTTCAACACTTGTAATTGTCTGTTCAATCTGTTTCATACTAAAATTCTCCTTTTTAAATGATATTTACAAGGAGTATCTTTCTATGATAAAATATTTCATAGAGGATATTCCTCAGTTTGCGAAACACTCGGTTATCTTGGTAGGGTATCGGGTGTTTCTATTTTTTATCCAACTTCTTAATTCCGCGACTAATTGCTTCCGTTCGATTTACATTCTCCCTTTCACAATAATTCTCTAATATCTTTTTATCCTCGTCACTTATTCGAATGCTTAATTTATTAGGTCTTGGATTGTTTGTCGGTCTGCCTGTCCTAGGACTCAT